TTGATAGGTTTCTAGCCTCGTCGAGAGCTTGCTTCCGCACCGCAATCTCGCCTCTAATCCCTGCACGTGTATTCTCTATCGCGCGGTATTCCTCATCACGACCAGCCATAAGTGCAACGCCCGCTTCATTGCCTAGCTTTTCATATTTCGCTTCAAGTTTAGCTAGCTCCGTTTCGTGCATTTCACACGCTGCTCCTATTTGTCTAAGTGCTGCTCTGATGCCGTCCGCCGTTTGCTGAAAGGCTCTGTCCATCTGTTTTCCGCCTCCGACCGTTGCATCCGACAAGCCCTGCACACGGCGCAGCGTTTCTTCCACCGCGCTGTTCATCTGTTCGTTGTCGAGCACCGACTTAAAAGCTAGTGCTCCTCCGTCAATCTCTGCCATATTACATCATGCTATTAACGTATTCCATTATAGATTCGCTGTTGCTGTCGGTCAATATCATATCTTCTTCTCCCTCCTCGTCGTCGATGTCATAGCTTGGCGCATCTATCATCATTTTTTGCACCGTCGACCACGCGATGCCATTTGTAAGGTAGTCCAACGTCCAACCGAAGTGTGCGCAGATAGCACCGCGCCTACCGTGTGGGCTCCTTAACCCTCGCTGCTTTCCTCTATCCGTGTTGGCTTTGTTGTTCGGTCGGCTGACATCAACCGAATAGAGTTCACAAAATCCCCCAAATTGCACATCGCCTGAATTAAGACGTACAGCTGATAAAGTTCCGAGGGCTTGATTCTCCGCGCAAACAAGTCTGTCAACTCGTCTAATCTCGCACTGTCTTTGACATAACGTACCTCTCTCCCTTTGCTAGGCTTAGGAATCAAATAGTCCGACCCTAGCACCGCAATAGCAATCACCCTCGCACATCTTATCGCTTGTGATTTTGCCATTATCCGCGCTTGGCGCATTCCATCCTCCCCCTTTAGGGCTTCTTCGTCTATCGCCATCTCCACCCACTCAGACGAAAGGCGGTCAAGTGTCCCGAGAGTCGGTTCTTCGACAACAAACTTTCTTGTAATTGGTGTGAGGCTCTTTTTCCGAATCATCCCCCAAAGGTATTTCCTTTCAATCACTTCCACGTCTCGCACCTCGAAAGACACCCCCTTGCCGATTAGCGCGTTGAGCTCTGCACGTTCTTGTTCTAATTTCCTTCTTTCTTCAACCATTGCCCTACACAATAAAAAAGAAGTAAGCCCCGAACACACGGGGTGATGGGGCTTACATGGGTAAAACATTATAAGATTAAAACTACGCTTCCTTAGGGTCGTAAGCGCGAAGTGCCTTACCTGCCGTAACCGCAAGAGGTGTAACGGTGAAATCGACAAGAAAAATACCCTTTGCCGACATATCAGCATTGATAACAGCTTCAATGTCAGCATTAGGGGCTTCAAAGTAAAGCCCTTGTTCAGACTTGACAAGGATAGAGCGGTTTTCCACCGTTTCGCTACCATCGAAAGCCCACTTCGTCTTCTCGGTACCAGTTTTCTGAACCTTAGAGCCACCGATATAAGCAACGAGTGCATCAATATCGGCATCCATAATAGAGAATGTAAGCTTGGGTATCTTCTTTGACTTCTTGCGAACCTCTGGTGCTGAACACCCCTCCTCGAAGTGTTCTGTTACCTCCGCTGCATCCTGATTTAACTTTGCGGTATCCTTGTACGTCTTACCAATCTTCTTCAATGTAGAAACGGCTGGCATCGTTCCGTTCGGTGCTGCTACACCGACCAAGATTTCACTTAAACCTAATGTAACCATATCTTTCGTTTTTATATTGTTTGAATGTTCCAAGCAAGCCTAATGTTGCAAAAGTGCTGCCTTGCTCCTTGCTCTTGCAACACCGTTTGGCTCTCTGGAATTATTTTCAATCCTTCTACCTGCGCACTCCTAAGCACCTCTAAGACTATCTTCGTCAGCTTCGCCAGTCTTGCATGATTAGGCTTGACCTGCTCCACTCCTTTAATACGTCTTGTTTGGTCTGCAACGTATATGTTCACATTGCTTGTTGCTAGTTGTGGCAAATAGTCCTGTGTTAGCGTGATGGTGTTTATCACCACGTCCTCATCGGCTGAATCATCGGGTCTGTCGTCTTGATAGTAGATTCCGCCTTTCATAGTGCTCTTCAACTCCTGCGACTTACTCAACAAATCAAACACGATTCTATCAATATCAAAGGATGTCTTCATTCTGCCGCTCGTTTTACATTGTTAATCAGCTTTTCCAACATCTTGGGTAATTCCCTTTCTGCAAGGTGTTCCGCGCTTGATAGCACGTTTCGTCCTCTCGCTTCAACGTATGTGGCATAATTCATCCCGGCAACGACAACAAGGCAAACGCCCTTTGTTTCCTTGCCGATTTTGTCGGCAATGGTTTGTCCTGCCTTGATTCCGATTTCGGAGGCGTTGCTTTCCGCTCCGCTTGCCGCATCGAATTGGGTGTGAATCGCGACACCATCAACAAAGACTTGATAACCCGTTGATGAAAGCAACGCGCCCGTCTGCATCATATACCCCTTATTGGTTCGTGCTTCAATCAGGCAAATTTCGCCAAGTCGTTGTAACCGGGCAATCTGCTTTCGTTCGATTTCATCAAGGAACGCATCGAAACGCGCCCTTAAATCGTCTTTGCTGAAATTCGCCTTTATACCCATAGTCTTGAATGAAGTTGTGCCGGGTCAAAATTCAAGCATATTCCCGAAATCCGCACATCGGCACATTCACGGTCGTTTGCAACAAAAATCTTTGTGCCTTTGTCCACTTTGGGGCAACCTTTCGGACATTGTATAACGGACGTTGCCTTGTGGTATTCACCCCCGGCAACTTGAAATTCCGTTCCGCGTCCGTCCGATTCTTCACGGCATTCACTTAGGAAGACGATTGTCCTATCCTCCTCCGTCCAATATCCGTTCTCGTCCTGCATGGACTCTCCCGTTGTTAGGGCAAACAAGTAGTGGGGGTATTGCCTTACCATAAGTTAGACTTGTTGCGGATTTTAGGACGCGCAAACAACACATTCTCAAACTGTAATTCATTGCAAAGTGCATTATAATAGAGTTTTACGGCTTCAACATTCCAAGAGATTGAATACCCACCCTCTGAAACATTCTGCATTACCCCTTTTAGGATAACCGACATTCTTTGATAGGTTGCTACATCACACGCACGAACGTCCGCTTCTGCATCACCATCAAGCGATGCTTTCAGCAAAACAATATCGATATCGTCTTCTGATATGTTCAGCCCCGAAAGTGCCTTGGCTAAGTATTGTTTGTTTGTCATTACCACTGCTTGATAAATGATGTGATAAAGGTTGCTCCCGCGTTGAAACTTACCTACGAGCAGTGAGGTATCGGGTCTTTCGTTCGCATTGCCCTTTCTGCTTGCAATTATTGAGGGCTGCCACTCGTGTCACATAGAGGTCGGCGATGCACCACCATTTAACCAGCAACCTTTATTTCACATCGTTATTGTTAGTTCTTGTTCCAAGAAGTTGCGCTCACCTGCATAAGAACCGAGCGACCAGCCAAATTCCAAGCGGGGAAAAGGTTGCTGATACCCTCCGTTACCTCTTGAACAGGGCTTTCCGTTGAATACTTCTTGATGAGCGTGTGTCCGTGCATAACCTTTTCGGCAACACTGCCAGGCATCTTCTTGGCATCGATAGGACGCTTCCAATAGGTGCTGCCAAGAACCTTGCTTTCAGAGAAAAGAATAACATCATCTTCAAACGGATTTGAAGTGCTGCGTGTACCATCGGTAAGCTCAATCGTAATATCTTGGTCGATAACAACGATTTGAAGCCCCTTGTACAATTCTTTCTTCTTCGCAAGATAGGCATTCACCGTTTGCAAGTCGGGCGTGTCTGTTGCCCCCGTGATACTCTCAATCAGCGTTGCACACTTCTTGACAACCTCTTCTTGTGATGCGAACTTAGCAAACGTATCAACGTTCATAAACATAAACTTGTAGTTTACCCCAACGCTCTTGCCTTTCTTCAAGGCTGCTGGAATGTCCTTACTCAAAGGCTTGCCAGATGTTCCCGACGCATAAGATGTTGCAACGCCGATTTTCTGTTCTTTCGGAATCAGATAATCCACATCATACTCGGTTACGATAGCCGCATTGTTTGAGTTCGTGAATTTAACCTTGCCAAGTGAGATTTGACGAAGCGCAATCCATTCCGCACGAGCCGCAACGCCATCCCAACAGAACTTAGTATCTTCCGCCCAAAACTCAACAAGGGCTTTCAGGTCGGGGTTATTACCCGCCATTGCAACCATAATATCGTAGTCCGTCAATTCGTCCTCGTTCTTTTCACGAGAAATTGAAATCTTAGGAATATCACCCTGAATACGGCTGATTGCATCACGCATCTTTTTGGGGATTGTTGCACCTCGTGAAACAAGGTCGGCGGCAATCTTCAAGCCTGCTTGTGCTTCAAGCATCTTCCAATCAAGGCGGTTTGTTTCTTTCAAGGGGAAAAGAGTAGGATAGTAATAATCCTTTAAGTCGTAAGTGTGAATTACGGCTTCCATGTTCTTTTCGTCTAACCCTACCATCAATGATTTTTGCATACTGATAAATTGTTAAGGGTTACACATATACCACACCTTTAAGTGCGGTTTTAATAGTGTCGCTTACGGCTGGGGCGTTGTCTTCTCGGACAACACCAATAACCCAAGCCGATACCCAAAGATTGTCGCCACTTACGACATCTTCACTTGAACCAGCAACGGCAATTGGCGTTACCTTGTACACAGCATTTGCACCCTTGCTTTCAAAGGCACAATCACCTGCATTGACAACCTTACCAAGCGTTGCCTGCACCGTGATAACATCCTTTGCATCCTCGCTCTTGTCAATAGCTGTGATGGGTTGCCCGTTGCAATCATTCACAGCAAAGCGGTCGCCTACCTTAAAGTGATGCCCCTTGGCTACTTCATAGGTTGTTGCATTCGCTTCTGCCTTAGTCAGAACCTTTGCCGTCTTGCAGACCTCGAACAAGCCATCTTTGCCCTTGCCAAGCGGTGTACCCTCCAAGAGTGCAGAACCGCCCAATTTAGCAACAGAAACGCCTACACCGCCGGGGATGTCAGCCGTACGATGAAGAATACACTTCAATGCACGGTTTTCTTTCTTTCGTTTGATGTTCATACCCATAGTTGTATGTTCTTACTCGTTAAACTTCCTTGCCCGAAAGAGCGTTGGCGTCGGGCTTTTGACTTGCGATGAAGTCTGCAACAGCCTTTGAAACACCCTCTTCGTTCTTCTGTCCGAATTGAGGTGCGCCACCAGCTCCGCTCAACTTTGCATCTGCCACGCTCTGATTTGCGGTTTTGATGTCAGTTTCCTTTTCAGACAAGTATTCATTGAAAGCATCGTCCGAATCAAAATTCATTCGTGCAAAGTCTTTCAAGGTTTGAGCCTTAAAAGTTTCATCCTTGCACCCTGAAAGTTTGTCTTGCAATGCTTGAAGCCTTGTCTTGCCAACCTCCTCTTGTTCGTACTTGTCCAATCGGTCTTGAAGTGGCTTAACAGCCCCTGCAACGGCATTTGCAACGATTGTTGCAATGTCATCACCCTTGGGTTCGTTTGCTTCTCCGCCGGGTTCGGGGTCGCTCTTCTTCTCCACAAGGTCAAACTTCTTCTTCAGGTTCGCTTCAAAGGTCTTGTTGCTCTCGGAAACCTCCTTGTCTACCACCTTGCGATACTCCTTGATGAAGTCGTTTACTTGCGCATCGGTAATCTTTTCCACAAGGGCTTTCGCTTCTTCTTCGTTGGCACATTGTAACGCAAGAGTGCGTGCCAAGTGTTCCAAACCGTCTTTTCGCACGCCTGAAAACTTTGCCGTCAGTAGTGCAAGAATCTGTTGATAGGTCATTGTCAATTCTTTTAATGTTACAAATCACTACAAAGGTAATTTCTTTTATAGTGATATACTCCTACTTGGACGCTTAGTTACTCTCGACTTATCAACATTTCACGAAATAATTCGCATTTACTCCCCTTGAATGATTGTTATATTAAATATAATCGCTACCTTTGCGGTGTAGAACTCTTAAATAGACAAGGCAATGCAAGCAATAGGGTATTTTGTTAATGAAGACAAGTTTATTCCACGCGGTCAATACAAGGAAACAGAACTTGACCTGCGAAAGAAAGAAGTTGATTTTCTGCTTCAAACCATAGATAGTCGTTACACTATCTGTTTTAACAAACCAATTGAACTGAAAGAAAGCCGCTCTGTTAAGCGTGCAAATAATGATGGATATGTGTACTTCGTTACCGAAAGAGCTTTTGAACAACTCAAACAAAAGTACACCCATGAATGTGATTTCTAATGAACGGAAAGACAATATACCACGTTTGTTTTGGCGATGAAGAGCATTATTATTATGGCTCTATCGCCGCCATTTACGAACACTTCACACCCGAACAACTTGGGGTGTCTTTGAGTCGTTTGTGGTCGTTCGGCATCACCCCTGAACGCCCCTACAAGAATAAGATATGCACGATATTTCGTGGGGTGATACAAAGAAAGAAAGGGAACAGATATGTTAGGCGCAATAATAGGTGATATTGTAGGCTCTCGATTTGAGTTCAACAATACGAATAGAACAGACTTTGAATTATTCACAGATGAATGTGCATTCACAGACGACACAATATGCACGGTTGCCATTGCTGATGCACTTTTGCGTGGGTGTAGCTTCAAGAAATCTCTGCTTACTTGGTGCAGAAGATACCCTAACCCCAAGGGGGCTTATGGTGGTTCTTTTGGTCGCTGGGTTCACTCTCTGCACCCCGAACCTTACAACAGCTTTGGTAACGGTTCTGCAATGCGTGTTTCTCCTTGTGGCTATCTCTGCGAAACGCACAATGTAATGAAGTATGCACGAGAGAGTGCGGAATGTACACACAACCACCCCGAGGGCATCAAGGGGGCTGAATGTATGGCAAGGTGTATTGAAATGGCTTTATGGTCTCGCAAGCATCAAGAAGACGGAAAGCGATTAGTTGAAGAAGTAGCTGAAATGTACGGCTACAACACCCAACAAACCACCGATGAAATAAGGCGAACGAACACTTTCAACGAAACCTGCCAAGTAACCGTACCACAAGCCATCGTGTGCTTTCTCGAAAGCACCGACTTTGAAAGTGCTATCCGCCTTGCCGTATCAATAGGAGGCGATAGTGATACCATAGCCGCCATTACAGGTAGCATTGCAGAAGCATATTACGGCATACCTCAACATATACAAGACAAGGCGTGGGGCTATCTCCCAACAGAGATGCAAAATGTAATAACTCAATTCAAACAGAAGTATGGATAAGAAACAAGCCCTGATAAGGCAATGTCGCTATTATAGCGGTCAAGAATCAAGCCCTTTCAACGATGCTACAATGGATTGGTTCTGGGATATGGAACGTGTGTATGTATCTTCACAAGGTCAATTCATCGGGGAACGTGATTACTACAAACAAATAAACAGAAAACCCTATCCGGGCATTCCGTTTGATTTGCTTATGGTAATGTTCACTTCGTGGGGGAAAACTACCTATTCAATCAAGGATAGTATCAACAACTTCTACAAGCTGATGGATGAATACTTATTCATCGCTAACGACCATTGCCCGGAAGATAAAATCCCTGGTCAATAGCCAACGCCAACATTGCTATCCGGAACATAGGACAATGGTTTAACCTCTTGACCTATCACTTCACAATCGATAAATGTTTTCCCTCCAACTTGGTACACTTTTGTTATTCGCATTAGTGTACCTCGTTGGAACAATGTTTCATGTTCAGAGCTAAATGTACTAAACCTCTGCTTACCATCCCATTTTCTACCTGCACCATTACCGAATGCACTGATTGGTTCAATATAAGCGGCTTGTGTCCCCTTGGGTGCATACACGTTGATGATAACAGACTTTGAGCTAAACCCTTTGCCCTTACGGCTGCCAGTGGACATAAAACCTCCCTCTTGCATAGTCATACCCACCAAGTCTTGCAAGTCATTAGGCATTTCGCCCCCTGCAAACCTGATACGTGAAGCAATCACCCCAAGACCGTCATCACCTCGCATAAACCACATATCCTTGGGCAAGATATTCTTACTGATGTAAGAAGTAATGTTGTTTACTCGATGCTCGAAATCTTCCCTTGTCTGATGATTGAGATATTTGCGCCCCTGCAAAGGCTCGTTCACATTGCAATAGTGATGGGTATATTCATAGACCCTATCCTTTTCATCCTCTGTTGAAGCAATCCAATTCTTTCCTGCAACATCAATAAGGGTCTTATCTGCAATCTTTCCACTTCCTTTATCCCAAACCGCTTTGTCCTTGCGTTCTTGCGTATAGGCATCGGGGCTAAATCCATTGCCCAATTTGCTTAACTTCTTCAAGTCGCGGGCAAGTTTAGCGGCTTCCAGCTTTTGAACCTCGCTATTTAGTGCATCAGCCTTGCTTTGAAGCTCTGTAATCGCTGCATCACTCCCAAGTAGGGATTGAAGTTCAGATACAAGCTGCTTAACCTTTGCACTCTTGGTCTTTTGAGCAAAAGAGAATGAATGGCTAACGCTCGCTTCGATTTCTTGCTTATCAATCTTGTATTGAACCTTATCAAGGTGCATCTTGTAGGCATCTTGTGCAACGCCCCAAGTCTTGTATTTTGTTTGTGCGCCATACTTGTCTGTGCCAAAGTATTCTTCCGCTTCAAACTTCAACTTCTTTGCTTGCTCTTGCAATGTCAAGCTATCCCACGATGCAAGTTTCTTTTCAACGGCACTATGCACAGCTTTGAGTTCATCAAGCGTAAACTGCTTGTGCCACTCGTGTACATTCGGGATAAGATTAGAAAGGGCTTGCTCTTGCTTTCTCATCTCTGAAATAGCCTTTGCAACCTCTCTTGTAAGGGCTTGCATCTTGTTAAGGTCTCCTGCATCCACGACACTCTGCAAGGCGGAATAATCCACCTCGTTATAATCCTTGGCAACATTAAGCACATTGCTTGCCGCCTTTCTGATAAGTGCGTGCTTTTTCTTGCGTTCG